AAGCCTTTACCCATACCTCCGTATTTATTAGGGTTGTGGTTGGGGGATGGGAGGCAGTCGGCTTTAACGGTATTGGTTAACGAAAGCGAAGAGCCTGAAGTATTAGAATACCTACGCGGGATAGCGGATTTCTTAAAAATCCCCTATGAATTAAAAAAGGTAGAATGTAAGAAAATTATTGAATTTGCCTTTAAAGGAGCCAATAATCTATTGAGGGATATCGGTGTATATAATAATAAACATATCCCAGATATTTATATGAAATCATCTATAGATGTTAGGTTGCAGGTACTTGCGGGATTGATAGATAGCGATGGGTATTCAGATAAAATAAAAAATAATATAGAATTGGGGATGAGCAGAAAGGGGCTAATTGAACAGATTAGAGTGTTGTCTCTTTCCTGTGGATTGTCATGTTCTTCAATCAGGCATACAATATCTAATTACTCTACAGATGTCTATACTATTAATATATCCGGCGATATTGGGAATATTCCTATGATTACCGCGAAAAAGTCTTTTAAGGGGTATACCCCTTTTTATACCAATAGAAGGTGCGGAATGTCGGTAGAGAAAATTGGGATGGGAGATTATGTAGGGATACAGGTAGATGGCGATGCCGATGATGAGCGAAAGTTAATATTGAATGATTTTACCATCAGCCTTAATAGTGGCAAATGGGAAAGGCCAGAAAATATATTAAACAACTGGCGCGTAACGAAGACGTGTCTTCGGCTGGGGCGCCGCATAGTAGGGAAATGTTTAATGGGATCTACGTGTAATGCCCTTGACAAGGGTGGTGGCAACTTCAAGAAGCTATTCGAAGACTCAGAGCCCACCCAGCGCAATGCCAATGGGCAGACGAAATCGGGATTATATTCCCTCTTCGTTCCTATGGAGTGGAACTTTGAGGGATACATAGACAAATATGGGTGGCCCGTATTTCATAAACCGACAACTACAGTGGAAGATTCCTATGGAGACCCCATAGATAGTGGTGTTATAGACTATTGGGAGAATGAGGTGTTATCATTAAAAGGCGATGCCGATGCTCTTAATGAATTTTATAGGCAGTTTCCGAGGACTACATCTCACGCCTTCAGGGACGAGAGCAAGTCATCGATATTTAATCTTACTAAGATATACCACCAGATAGACTATAATGACAACTTAATAAAAGATAGGGTGCTAACACGGGGCAGCTTTCACTGGAAAGATGGAGTGAAAGATGGCGAGGTAGTGTGGGCGCCGGAGCGAACGGGTAGATTCACAATATCTTGGATGCCCCCCATGCACCTAAGGAATAAGAAAACNTCAAAGGGTGGTATTCACTATCCCGGCAACGAGCACCTCGGAAGCTTTGGCTGTGACCCCTACGATATCTCTTCCACAACAGATGGCAGAGGGTCTAAAGGATCACTACATGGACTAACGAAATTCAATATGGACGATGCTCCCAGCAATGAGTTTTTCTTAGAATACATAGCGAGACCACAGACGGCAGAGATATTTTTTGAAGATGTGCTGATGGCGTGTGTATTCTATGGTATGCCCATACTTGCGGAGAACAACAAACCTAGGCTTTTATATTTTCTTAAAAACAGGGGATATAGGCCATACTCAATAAATAGACCCGATAAACTGAAGAATAGGTTGTCGAGAACAGAAAAAGAGCTTGGNGGCATCCCCAATACTTCGGAAGACATTAAGCAAGCCCATGCCGCCGCCATAGAGTCATATATCGAGAAGCACGTAGGCTTAGACTTAGAGGGAACCTATCGCGATTCCGATGAGATGGGCTCAATGTTTTTTAACAGGACATTAACAGACTGGGCTAAATTTGATATCAACAAGAGAACAAAACATGATGCCTCGATAAGCTCAGGGCTTGCAATTATGGCAAATCAGAAACATTTATACCAGCCACAAAAAAAAGAGTCAAAAATAAGCGTTAAATTTGCAAGATACTCTAATAAAGGAAATATAAGCCAAATTCAAAAGTAAATGAAAAAATCCATAGACGTAATAATAAACCCATCAAGCTTTCCCAATCAGTTTGCAACCGATGAACAGAAAGAATCATATGAGTATGGGTTACAGGTAGGACAGACAATACAGTATGAGTGGTTCCGCAGAGATGGAGCTTCNTGTAGATATTATAACCACTGGGCAGAGTTCCATAAACTAAGGCTTTATGCCCGTGGGGAGCAGTCGATAGCGAAATATAAGTCTGAGCTTGCCATCGATGGAGACTTATCATATTTAAACTTAGACTGGACGCCAGTGCCTATTATTCCTAAGTTTGTAGATATCGTTGTCAACGGTATGAACGACAGGCTTTTCCATGTAAAGGCATATGCTCAAGATGCGATGTCAGCAGAGAAGAGGCACTCCCACCAGGAGATGATAGAAGCAGATATGGTAGCTAAGAACTTCCTGATGCAAACGCAGGAGCAGTTTGGTGTTGACGCTTTTAATGTCGATGCTGAAGAGCTTCCCAATAGCGATGAAGAATTAGCATTATATATGCAGCTTAAATATAAGCCTGGAATAGAGATTGCCGAAGAGGAGGCGATAAACACTATAATGGAAGAGAACCATTATAATGATATCAGGAAAAGGGTAGACTATGATATTATGGTATTGGGAATGGGTGCCTGCAAGCACAGCTTCTTGCCGGCAGCGGGAGTAACGATAGACTATGTCGATCCCGCAGCTTTAGTATATAGCTATACGGAGTCTCCATATTTTGAAGATTGCATATACTGGGGCGAAGTGAAGAGAGTGCCTATTACAGAAATATATAAAATGAAACCCGACATTACTGCTGACGAGCTCAAAGAGATAGAGCAATATGCGGGCGCGTGGTATAATTATTATCCTATCATTGGTCAATACGAGAGTAGCTTGTTTAACAAAGATTCTGTTACGCTACTCTTTTTTAATTATAAAACCACAAAGAAGATAGTCCACAAAATGAAGAAGACATCTTCTGGTGGCGATAAGGTAATTCGTAAAGACGAAGGCTTTAATCCTGAGCCCGATGAGAACGGCAGGTTCGAGAAGCTAGAAAAAAGAATCGACGTTTGGTATGAGGGCATAATGGTTATGGGTAGCAATACCCTTATCAAGTGGGAGCTGGCAAAAAATATGGTTCGACCTAAGTCGGCATCACAGAAAGCGATGCCTAATTATATCGCTGTAGCGCCAAGAATGTATAAGGGCGTGATTGAGTCTTTAGTAAGGAGGATGACGACGTTTGCTGACTTAATACAGATAACGCACCTCAAACTACAGCAAGTGCTATCTAGAATGGTGCCTGATGGTGTATATATTGATGCTGATGGTCTTAATGAAGTAGACCTTGGTAATGGTGGCGCCTATAACCCCGAAGACGCTCTAAGGCTTTATTTCCAAACGGGTAGTGTTATTGGCAGAAGCTTTACTCAGGATGGGGAATACAACCACGGGAGAATACCTATTCAGGAGCTTAACTCCAACACTGGTCAAGGAAAAATTTCCAGCCTTGTAAACACATACAATCATTATCTTGCTATGATTCGTGATGTGACGGGACTGAACCAAGCGAGAGATGCATCAACGCCAGACCCAAACTCTTTAGTGGGGCTACAGAAGTTGGCGGCGCTAAATTCTAATACGGCGACGAGACATATTCTTGATGGAAGCTTATTTATAACAAGAAGACTTTCGGAGGCTTTGTCGTGTCGTGTAGCCGATATATTGGAGTATGCCGACTTTAAAGAAGAATTTGCCAATCAGATAGGGAAATATAATGTATCCATACTTGAAGACATCAAAGACTTGTATCTCCATGACTTCGGAATTTTTATTGAGATGTCTCCCGATGAGGAGCAGAAAGCGCAGCTTGAAGCCAATGTGCAGATGGCACTAAGCCGAGAAGCAATAAGTCTTGAAGATGCTATTGATATTAGGGAAATAAAAAATATTAAGCTTGCCAATGAACTATTGAAAGTTAAGCGCCAAGAAAAAGAGCGCAAAGACCAAGAAAGGGAAGAGCAGAAGATGCAGATGCAGGCACAGATAAATATGCAGTCACAGCAGGCGGCAGCAGAAAGCAAGATGCAGGCGATACAGGCGGAGATGCAGGCCAAGATACAAATAGAGAAAGCGGAATCTGACTTCGGAATACAGAAATTGCAGGTAGAGGCAGAGCTGAAGAAGCAACTTATGGATGTAGAGTTTCAGATGCAGATGTCCTTAAAGGGCGCCGAGACGCAGAACATCATGGAGAAAGATAAAATGAAGGAGGAAGCTAAAGATAAAAGAATCTCTCAGCAGAACACGCAGCACTCGCAGTTGATACAACAAAGAAAGGAGGGTACGCCACCAATAAACTTCGAGTCTAATGAGGATAGCTTAGATGGTTTTGACTTAGCAGAATTTTCTCCCCGATAGACAAGAAAAAAATATATAAAAGTTTTATTAACTTTGTAAACACTAATCAAATCTAATCAAATGGAAGAATTTAAAGTCAGAGAAGTGGGCTTCAATGAAGAGAAGTCGCTTCAAGAAACTGAAGCGGAGCTATTAGAAAAGCACGCTGAAGAACAAGGGGAACCCGTAGGGGAACAAAAAGTTGAAGAAAGCGTTGTTAGCGCTGAAGGTGCTGTTGTCGATGTGCAACACGCCAATGAAGAGCAGGAAGCAAACACCATGAAGGCGGAGATTCCTGCGGAAGCGTTAACTGACGACAGTGTTCTTTCATATATTAAAGACAGATACGATAAAAACATCGGCAATCTGAACGACCTCTTTCAAGAAAGAGAAAGCAATGAAGACCTCCCGGAGGATGTTAGTGCTTTTCTTAAATTCAAGAAAGAGACCGGCAGGGGGCTTGAAGATTTTATCGCTGTAAATAAAGATTACGACAAGGCTAATCCTGATGATCTCCTTTATGATTATTGGAAACAGACGAAGCCACACCTCGATAATGAAGATATAGATTTCGAGTTGGATAGCAAGTTTGGTTTCGATGAAGAGGTTGATGAAGAAGACGANGTAAGGAGACGCAAGATAGCTAAGAAGGAAGAGCTTGTAAAAGCCAAGGAATATTTCGGTAAGCANAAAGAGCAATACCATATGCCGCTTGAGTCAAGGGCAGAAGGCGTTCCAGATGCTGAAAAGGAAGGTTACGAGGCTTACAGGAAATATGTCGAGGAATCGAAAGGTTTGCAGGATGTTAGTGAAAAGAAGAGAAAGATTTTCGAAGAGGAGACAGGGAAAGTCTTTAACAAAGATTTTGAAGGTTTCAAATTTGCTGTTGAAGGAAAAGACCTACTCTACAAGCCGGCGGAAGCCGACAAGCTTCGGGACTCACAATCTGACATTAACAATTTTATAGGTTCACATCTTGATGATGAGGGCATTATAAAAGACGCTGCTGCTTATCATCGTTCTATTGCTGTAGCAATGAACCCAGAATCGTTTGCTAAGTTCTTTTATGAGCAAGGCAAAGCAGATGCTGTTGATGATTACTCTAAAGAGTCTAAGAATATTGATATGAATGTTCGCAGTGCTCCAGAGTCACTATCGAAGGGAGGGTTTAAAGTAACGGCATTGAGTGAAGATCACGGTAATCGACTTAGGATTAAGAGTCCTAAAAATAGATAATGTATTAATTAAAAAAATTAAATTAAAATAACATGGGAGTTTTAGCAAGTCCTACTTTTTCATTGACACCATCGTCAGCAAAGACGGTATCGCCAAGTAATTATTTGACGAGTGCCGAGTTCACTTGGTTGCAACAGTATCTACCAGATACTTACGAGAAGGAATTTGAAAGGTATGGAAACAGAACGATTTCATCATTCTTGAGAATGGTGGGAGCAGAATTGCCTACTAACTCTGACCTTATTAAATGGGCAGAGCAAGGCAGATTACACACTAAATTTACAGGCGTAACTTTAGGCTCTTATACAGGAGCAGAAACAACTCAAACCTTAACA